GCAAAGCCCTCATCTGAGGAGCAGCACCAATACCACGAGCAGCAGTAAACAAACCTTCCTGATAAGAAGGCTGTAGCAGACCTTGTAAAAATGTTTGTGAAAACTTAGCCATGATTAACCTCGTTACTTAATTATTCCAATAGCGCGACCGATTTCGCCAAGCCCTTTTCCAACACCACCAAACAAACCACCTAAGTCTCCAAGACCGGCGGCAGGAGTACTAACACCAGTAACCTTGTTAGTTTGTGGTGTAAACATACCAGCAAGAATGTTAGAGCCTACGCCACCTAGCAGGTTAGCACGCGCTTGCTCCGCTAACAGTTGAGCCTCGATACCAGACAGAGCAGTCTCACCAAAGAGTCCTGTACCAAACTGTTGGGCCTGTTGTGCCATCTGTTGTTGTGTAAGTCCGGGCTGTAAAGCAGCCAGTAACTGTTGTTGTGGCAGGTAACTAGAACCAAGGAACTGTTGACCTAACGATGCTTGTTGCATTTGTTCTGCTTGAGCCTGTTGCATAGCTCCTAGCATAGCTCTGTTACGTCCTTCTTCCTGCGCTGTAGCCATAGCCAGCATTTCAGGAGTAGCACCGCCGTAGGCAGCAGAAGATGTTCCTAGTCTACCTTGAGACGCTAAACGCTCTTCTAACGCAAGACGCTGACGTTGCTCTTCAGGCATCTGTGCCGCTCTCATACGGTTAAAGATTTCTTGCTCACGTCCTGCTGTGGGCTGTTGAGCTTGACCGAAGAACCGCCCTGCACCACCAAACAACCCTTCGTACATAGATTGCTCTTCAGGAGACAAAGACATACCTATCTCAAGACCTTCTTGAGGCTGAGACATTGGCTGTTGATATTGCCTTGCCATAGCGTCTGCCGCAGGTTGGCTATCAGGACCGCCAGCAAAGCGGGGCATCTCAGCAGGACGGCCTTGTCCTCTTCCAAATGCACCACCACCGTCCATTACAGTACCGGTCATTGGCACCTGATTAAGAACAGGCGTGAATTGCGGAGGAAGTTGTACGGGTCCGCCAGTTACTGGCATTACAGGGGGACGTCCTTGTCCACTTCCAAATGCACCGCCGCCGTCCATTACAGTACCGGGCATTGATCTAAGAACAGGTGTAAATTGCGAAGGAGGCGCTACAGGTCCACCAGTTACTGGTTGTATTGGATACACCCCCGCAGGAGGCGCTACAGGGCCACCAGTCAGCATAGGAGGCTGTGGTTGACCACCCATACGAGCAGTAAACGAAGATCCTGTAGGAGTAGTTACAGTAAACGGTCTGAACTGTGACTCTTGTTGACCCCTTTCTGCAAGATCCATAGAGCGTTGGTAAGCTGTGTCACCTACGTTGCTGAGTCTGTCGTATGCTTCTTTAGTCAGCAAAGACCCAGCAATAGCTGGCATAGCTGGTGAAATAGCAGAGCCTATTTGTTGCACTCCTCCAAAGATATCACCAAGAAAGCCGCCAAAGCCACCTCCGGAAGTTTGTGCGGTGTTTACGCCTAGGTTCTGTAACCTGCTTGCCATGTTAGCGGCTTGTCCTAAGTAATCAGTGCCATAAGACCCACTACTTTGCCCAGTGTATCCGGGAAGGTTTAAACTGTTTGGATTCATTATCATAGTAATTTACCTATCAAAGCCATTACGTTAATTTCCTGTAGCGATAAAGATGAGCCATTAATTTCTGATTCAAGACCTACCTGCACACTAGTTCCATATCCTGTTGTGTTGAGACTACGTTGGTTTGTTAACTGTCCACCTGTAAACTCTACTGTTGTATACTCACTTTCACCGTAGAACCCAGTTATCTGAGTACCTACTGTAAACTCTGCTGTAGCGTATGTAGTATCAAAGTCATACGACCACTTCATAAATACTGTTGCATTGTTAGCACCCACTAACGTAGGCTTAAGCTTCTTTAAAATCTTAATTCTTGAGCTATCACCGAATGTTAAGCTAGGACTGTAATACTTAAACCTGTAACTAACATTGTTATCGGTATAACCTGTATGAGTACTAATACCGTTACTGGTTCCTATGTATAATGTTCCATCAGTAAGTGTTGTAAACGATGTAAAACCAGTAGAAGGCCAACGAGTAACACGATAAGATCCATTCTCTAACGTTCCTCTTACATCAAAACAATATGTCATGTCTTGACCAGTAAACGTTAGTAAGTAGAAACCTTCTTCGGGGCTGTAAACAGATCTAAAAAACTCAGTCTCATTCTGTAACGCGGCAATAAGGTCTTTGGTAATATTGCCTGACAAACTACTAATAGGCATTGACTTTTCTTGTATTGTTCTGCCAAAGCTTTTAAGTCCTGTATGCGCTAGGAATAATACATCTGTGCCTGTATACTGTACCGTGTCTCTATTGACACAACCAATACCTGCGATTGTGTCTGATAAAGTCATAGAAGCAGGAGACGTAGCACCAGCATAAACAACAATACTGTGCTTACCAAATATAATTAATAAATCATTATGCGCCGCTAACGCTACAATCTCATCATAACCATCAGGCCATACTTTAGATATATCTATGTTACCGCTAGACCCACCTGACCAAGCAACACCGTCTAATAAGTCAGACCAATATATAGTAGATTTGTTAGTGCTAAAATCTGCTGTCCATAAACGTCCATACGCGGCTAACACTTCGTTTCCATACATAGTGCTGGCTACGCCTGTAGCGTGTGCATGGACAGACATTTTCTCTACAACACCTGTATGTTGAGAGTATACAAGAGGCTCAAAACCACGTTGAAAGAAAAACAAGTGATCGTTAAAGTTGACAATCTTCCAATTGTTAGCACTAATTGTATAACTAGCAGGAGTCTCATCAACCAGTGTAGCTGTACCACTAATAATCTTGTTGTTACCTACAGAAAATAACTTAGTGTTTCCTGCGTTGTCTCTGTAGTTCTTGATCGCACGTAATGAATCAGTCCCAAGGACAGTCTTGTTTGTTGTTATAACAGTGTGGCCCTTACGTGCAGCAATACGACCACGCTTATCAATCACGGCATTGTCTGCAATCTCTGCAAACGACGGATCTTGAGCAAGCGGAGAATCTTCAGTGTTGATTCCTTTAAACGCTGGAGCTACAAGATTTATGCTTTGAAGTTCTTGGGCCATATTAGATAGTCCTAAATACCATCTCTTCAGGATGCTTTGCCGCGTCAATAGCAATAGCGTCCGACAAGTACTGGTTAGCAATAGTAAAGTACTCAGCAGTAGAAGTACCACCTGTTTCACCACGTTCACGAGCTAACAAAGCAACAGCTAAATGTATCACTGGCTGTGAAGGTATTAACAATGTATCAGCATCAGCAGACAAATCTACCTGTCGTTTAACAGTATCAACACGTATGGTATACACACCGTCTGGTGTTGGTCCTACAAGGATCTGCGTATCACCGTTAGCGTCTAAACCGTTATAAGTATAATATTGCGGTGTTCCTTCTGAAGCATTTCCAATGTACAGTGCTTCGTTAAACCAGTCTTTAGTTTGATACTCCATAAAACAGTTATGAGTATCGTTTAACATTGACATTACTTTAATGTTATCACTACCGCCTGTTAATGAATAAGTGTTGTCTGAAGCCGCAGTAGTTATAATTAATGTTTCACGTAACGCAGACCAATCAGCAGCTTGACCTACTAATGTTTTGGCATCGTTAATAAAATCACCTACCATCTTAACGTAGGTTGTACTTGTAACAGACGTAGTTTCTTCTTCACGAAGTCTGCGTAGTACACTGTTCATAAGATTTAGATATGTCATACCAGCATTCCTTGTACCTTTAATGGCTTAGGCATTTTTCTAGGTGATAGTCCTTTTAAGAATGGATCAAACTTTACAGGTTGTCGTGGCATAGCCGCTGCTATTTGTTCCGGTAGTTGTTGTTGTTGTAACGCAAGACCCATTAAGCCAGCACCTAAGCCTTCTCCTAATCCTGCAATGCCTTCACCAAGCCCCGCAAGACCTGCGCCAACACCGCCGATTTGTTGACCTAGCCCACTAATATCTGACCTTACTTCTTCTTCTGATTGGCTAACTGTTTCCTCAATTAACTCTTGCATGGCCGATTCTTGACTCAACAGACCTTCTTGTAACGATTCAAAGTTAACATTCACTAACAAACCAAGCTGTTCTAAATCTAAACCTAACTCGTTTAACCTACCTTGAGTATTTTCATCTAATGCTTCTATGTTGCCGTCTACTTTAATTAAATCAGAAGCAATGTCAGCAACTTCCTCGCTTAATGTTCCTAAACTTCCTCCAAGAACTGCTCGCTCTTCTTCCGCTTGTTCAAACTCTTCTGCTACACTAGACTCAAAAGCTTCTTGTATTTCAGCTTGACTAAGCTGTCCCGCTTGTAATGCTTCAAGATCAATATCAACATTGCCAAACAATTCATCAATAGTTTCACCTAATGTTTCAAAACGTTCTTGATTTGCTTCATCAAGTTTTGTAATGTCGCCATTAACAGCAACAATAGCTTCTTGTAGTTCTTGTCTTTCATCCGAAGCAAGTGTTTGACCTTCTTCAAGAGTTTCTAAACTTGTTAAAAAACCAGAAGTAGAAGATTCTATAACAGCTTCAAGTTGTTCAGGAGTTAAGGTTTCTGCTTGAGGCGTGTTAGCTATTATTTCATTTACAATTCCAACAACTTCTTCAGAAGTCATGTTTTCAACATTAGGCTGATTAGCAAGAGCGTTATTAACC